ACAATAAAACAAATTGCATTAAAATCGACGACGCTATATTGACTCCCCTTTGATTTATAATATCACTGATAAGAAAACCCAAACCTTCATAGGCTTTGCGTTGTTGATATAACAATCCCTTATACGGTTTTAGGCAAACCGTCATTTTACCGTCTTCGCGCACTAATACCGACTCAACAGCCACATTCCACAGCTCTTCATCAAACTCCGTTATTGGGCCTGTAGTCTTCAGCACTTTGTAAAACGCATCTAGCTCGCGCTTCCTTGCCTTCCTCTGTTCGCGCTGCTCCCCGATCCCCGCGATCCGCTCATCGATCGTCCGGCCTTTTGCCAATAGCTCCGCGTACCGATCGTCATATTCGGCTTGCTCGATCAGTGCATGCGCGTAGGCGTCAACTAGCTTGCGCATCGATTCGGTAATCGCTTCCAGTTCTTTACCTGCTGAGGCTTCACTTTCATCAAGTTCACGCGTGTCAGTCAGTGTCGCAATCAACGTCCTGATGTCAGCCAATACCTGTTCCTTGTTAGCAATCACGCGGTTCATCTCTTCCACAAACGCCGCCTTGATCTGTTCTTCGGTCACATGCGTTGTTTTGCATGGTTCGCCGTTATCGTACTTATGCTGGCAGCGCCAGATCACAGTGCGGTATTTATCCGTGCTGTGCCATACTTTTCGGCCGTAATAACTGCCGCATTCTCCACAGATAATCTTGCTGGAAAAGCACCCGCTTCTGCCAACGTATCGTGCTTCGCGTCGACGCTTGAGCTCCTGCTGCACCTCGTCGAACACCTCGGGCGGAATAATCGCCGGATGGCTCTGTTCCACATAATACTGCGGCAACTCGCCCTCGTTCCGCTTCATTTCTTTGGTCAGAAAGTTCACACAAAAAGTTTTCTGCAGCAACGCATCGCCCTTGTACTTCTCGTTCGTAAGGATGCTCTCCACCGTCCCCGAATACCAACGCGGCTTGCCTGCCGGAGACAGAATCCCCTGTGTCGTGAGCCTCTTGGCAATCCCGGAGGGCATCAGGCCCTCAAGAAAGAGTTTGTAAATGAGCCGGACCGTTTTTGCCTGCTCTTCAACGATTTGTGGCTGACCATCCGATCCTTTTTCGTATCCAAGAAACTGCTTGTAAGGCAGATACACCTTCCCCTCTTCGCATTTCGCACGCTTGCCCCACGCTACGTTCTCGCTGATCGACCGGCTCTCTTCCTGCGCCAAGGAGCTCATGATCGTGATCAGCAGTTCGCCTTTGGAGTCCATCGTAAAAATATTTTCCTTTTCGAAAAATACCTCTACGCCCTTATCTTTCAGTTGCCGCACCGCCGTCAGCGTGTCGACTGTATTTCTGGCAAAGCGCGAGATACTTTTCGTTATGATCAAATCAATCTTCCCGGCAAGCGCATCCGCAATCATGCGGTTGAAGCCGTCGCGCTTTTTCGTGTTTGTGCCGGTGATACCTTCGTCCGTATACACATCAACCATGGCCCAATCGGGATTCTCGGTAATCTGATTCGTATAATATTTTACCTGCGCTTCAAAGCTCGTAAACTGCTCGTCGCTGTCAGTCGAAACTCGCGCATATGCGGCAACACGACGCTTTTTCGGCGTAATCCGCTGTTGCTCCGCCGCCCGAATTGTTACTGGATCAATTCTTGTTACCCGCTTCTTCGCCGCTTCCAAATCGTTGTGCCTCCAATAATTGTAATGATTTTGTCCTCGCCGCCTGCTTCATTTCGTCTGTCCAACTATCAGCCCGGGAACGGTCCTTCCATTCGCAGTCATGTGTTTGACCGTCGTAAAAAACGAACCGAAGTCTGTTTGCTGCGAAAACTTCTATATGGTCAACCAACTCAAGAAAGACCTGTTCGTCAAAATTCTCTGCCCCTAATGTTTCGGCAGTAACGCTCAATAATATTTCTTCCGGGATTTGCTTCGCCGGGCAAGCCGCTTTCCCATGCTCCAAATACGTCGAACAGTGCCAATAAGCACGTCCCTTTGTCGTTCTTCTCTGGTAATGCTTACCGCAATTACCGCACACAATTTTACCGGTAAACGGATAACGTGTGTTGACCGGTCTGGTAGGCTTGTTTCTCTCGCTGGCACGTTTTAAAATCATCTGCGCTTTATCGAACGTCTCCATATCAATGATCGACTCGTGCGATTGTTCGACATAAAAGGTCGGTAACTTACCACGATTCCGTTTTTTCGTCTTGCTCAGATAATCCAGGACGTACGTTTTCTGCAGCAGCGCGTTGCCCGTGTACTTTTCGTTTGTAAGAATCTCCCGCACATGTTTCGGTGACCATGCCGCATGGTTCAGTGTCGTTTCGCCTGTCGTATTGAGCTTCCTGGCGATCGTAACGCTGGATTCGCCGGAAATGTACCATCGATAAATTTGTTTTACGATTTCAGCTTGCCTCGGTTCAACCGATATGCCATCTCTTTCAATAATATAGCCGTACATGGCACGCAGCCCGACCAGCTCACCATGCTCCATCTTCTTCCGAATCCGCCATTTGCAATTTTCCGAAACCGACCGGCTTTCCTCCTGTGCAAAAGAAGAGAGGATGGAGAGCATCAGCTCACCATCCCCCGATAGGCTGTGGATGTTCTCCCGTTCGAAGAACACGTCCACACCTCGTTCTTTCAGTTGCCGCAGGATATTCAGCGTATCCAGCGTGTTCCGTGAAAACCGGCTGAGCGACTTTGTGATTATCATATCGATCAGCCCTGCATTGCAATCCGCAATCAGCCGCCGGAACTCCGGCCGGTCGCTCTTCGTGCCGGTGATGCCTTCGTCCGCATATACGCCGACGTACTGCCACTCGGGATTTCGCTGGATATGCGTTCTGTAGTAGCCGACCTGAGCAGCCAGCGACTCGATCATGGTCTCCTTTTCAATCGAAACGCGGGCATATACCGCAACACGTTTTCTGGGCTGAATGGCCGGTATCATCGGCACTCTTGTATGGATAGTCCTTGCCATATTTCCCTCCTGTCGTGTCGCATTTTACCTCTGTTTTCAAGGTTTATCAATAAATTCTATTGTCCTTTCGCATTCAATTCGCATGCCGCTTTTATGGTATGTGCAGATGCAATTCCTTCTAATCACATCCAAAAATCATCAATCTCCCGCTGTGAGGAACTCTCAATACGGGAGATCGATAATGATCCTTAATGCAAATGGAACATCTTGTATTGAATTTCTATTGATCAGTTTTTAATCGTAACCGCCGGAATTTGCTCGTAAAACGTTGGGAACGCGTCTTCCGGTGTAAGCGGTTCCAATCCTTCCTGCATGAACTGATTCATCTTGCGCATTGAAAACACCAGCCAATTTTCACGGCTTAAATTCAAGTCGGAAGCGAAAAGCAGATGCCGTGTTTGCATTCTCGCCGTAAAATCACCGCGAGAGATTGAATACAGCAAGGAATCATACCCCCAGATATTAAATCCATTATCGGCATAGATGTCCGGGTCCGTACGGTCGGGCTGTAGACTAAACATCCCGGCAACATGCATATCAAAATTAGCTTGAGCCAGATTCCCGGACTCTATCGCCATCGATTCATCATTGAATATGCCGACCAGCAGAAAGTAATTCATGGAAGCAGCCGGCGTTCCAAAGCGTTTGACAAACGGAACCGCCTCCTGAAAACCGGCATACAGCCCGTCTGTTGAAGCCTCGATCATCTCGCCGGTGTCTACGTTATACGCATTGGCATAGATTGTATCGGAAGTCTGTGCTCTTAAAAAATTATAGACGTCCAACCAGGATTCATAGAGCGTATTGGCGATCGTATAGGCGTTTGATTTTTCGGCATACAGCGCCTCCAAATCGCGTATGGTCTTTTCTTGCTGTTCTGTGTATGCGCCGTTTTTCACTGTTTTAAGCCGGATGAAAACCCAGTCGATATCATTCTGAATATCGTAATCATTATATCTGAATTGATCAATCGTACAATAGTAGCTTTCAAACGACATCAGCCCAATGGAAAAGTATGAATTCTTGATGTCGAACGTGCCGGAAGGCAGCAGTTCATAGCTTTCTCCGTCGTCGGAGAAGACAACCCGCAGTTCGGAAGACGGCAGGTTCGTGGCGTTTTGCTCCTGTCCTTCCAATATAAGTTTCAGAGAATTCGCCAGACCTTCCAAGAGTATTGCGCAGCCGTATTCTTCGTCCAGTCGGCTTCCGTCATGTGAATACTCGGTCAGAAGACCGAAAAAACCGCCGGTAAAAATAAAGTCGGACAGCTTCAGGTCCATTACGCCGTCTTCACTGACGCCATACGGCGCATAATAGAGCGTATCCCCCACTCGTACAATTTCGCTGGCGAGCATTGAGTTCGCCATTAAGTCGATTACATCGTCCGAAATGACACTTGCATTCGTATCAGGGTCTGTCGTGAAATTTCGATAGCCAATCAAAGCCGATAGCATAGGAAGCGTCGCAACCTTGCGATCCGTTGCGACCAGCTTTTGCTGCGTAATATCATATATACCATAGAACTGCCCGTCCTCATTCATCATCTTTTCGAGTGTAAAATTGATCACCCGCAGCCGCTGTTCGTCGTTGAAGCTTTCCTCTCTCGACAGTGTTGCAAGAACTGCAACGAGGCCTTCCGGAACAACTGCATATTTGCCCTGTACCTGGCTTGCGTAGTCTCCGAGATCATAAAAAGCTGCGGGCATACTGATAGAACCGTCAGGGTTTATAACACTTCCCGCGGACATAATATTCCTTGGGTCGGTCCCACGATAGATACTACTTTCCAATTGCTGATATGGATTTAGGCAGTACGGAGCAGGAACAAATTCATAACGCTCATTAAATTCCTGCAATAGGGGCATGGTCACTTCGTTCATCAAATCGCGCTCCGGGGCTTCGATCGCTTGGGATATCCTTTCGATCTCGTCTTCGTATAATCCGTCCTTTCCGTAAAGACAGACGGATAGATTTCCAAAGGTCGTTCCCGGTAAAAACTGCAGCGTCAGATCTTTCGACGCGTTCCGGAACTCCGTATACGGAATAGCGATGCGAACGTGCTCGTCCTCCCATTCGGCGTACTTTTTTAAATCCACGCCGAGCTCAGGCAACACTAACATCGCATTTTGGTCTGTGTTGCCCCCGGTTTGTTCGAGCGTAACCGGGTCACACGGCCAGACCGGCAGAGCGGGAATTGTTTCGAAGTTATGCAGAATCACATAAAAAGCCTCGTCGTAGCCAAAGTACATGCCGTCCAGAGGGCGCACCGTACCAAAAACGTCGAACTCGATCACGACCTCGTCGATCGCGTCGGCGTCAGACCCGTTAATATACCAGGTATACGTCGGCGCACCGGGCCGCATCTGTTCTTCCTCGGGGAGCGTAACGTAATATACGCCATCCTCCTCCGTTTCAGAAAGGACGCCGGCATTGAAAGCGACCTCGGCAGGGAGCGCTATACTGGTAAGCTCCGGATCGGGCGTAGGGCCTGGCGCTGGCGTTTCCACAGGTTCTTCCGTTTGTGTTGGTTCGTTCGCACTCGTAGTTTGCGTCGTAACCACATCATTGGGCACCGCGCATCCGCAGAGCAAAAGGGCTGTCAGTAGAATCAATATAAACTTTTTCACGTTAGTCCTCCTCGTATCTACTTGCTTTACTTCTTATGCATAACCCCGTCAATTTTCAATCGTAACCGCCGGAATGTAGTCGTAAAACATCGGAAATTCGTCTTCAGGCGTAAGCGGTTCCAATCCGTCCTGCATGAACTGATTCATCTTGCGCATTGAAAATACCTTCCAGTTTTCGCGGCTTAAATTCAAGTCGGAAGCGAAAAGTAGATGCCGCGTTTGCATTCCCGCCGTCTGCGAACTTCCGGCCGCATACAGCAGAGCATCGTATCCCCAAATATCAAACCCGATGTCGGCATACAGATCCGGATTCGTATGGTCGGTTTGCGAAGTGAAGTACATCAAATGCATATAATACATCTCCTGAGCCAAGTTTCCGGACTCAATTGCCATCGCCTTGTCGTTAAAGATGCCGGTAAGGCAGAAATAATTCATCGAAGCGATCGGGGTTCCAAAGCGCGCCCGATACTTCGCCATTATATGAAAGGCGGAACGAATCGCATCGTCGACCGGCGCCTCGATCATTTCGCCGGTTTGGACATTGTATCCGGGCGCAAAGATCGTTTCAGAAGGCTGTATCCTCATAAAATTATAGACGTCCAGCCAGGATTCATACAGCGTATTTACGATCGTATAAGCGTTTGACTTTTCTGCATACAGCGCTTCCAAATCGCGGATTGTTTTAATTTGTTGATCTGTGTAGGTGCCTTTTTTTACGTTGTTAAGCCGGATGAAAACCCAGTCGATGTCATTCTGGATATCTTCATCCTCATATCTGAATTGATCAATAATGCAATAAAAGTTCTCATACGACATCATCCCGACGGAAAAGTATGAATTCTTGATATCGAACGTGCCGGAGGGCAGCAGTTCATAACTTTCTCCGTCTTCGGAGAAGACGACCCGCAGTTCGGAAGACGGCAGGTTCGTGGCGTTTTGCTCCTGTCCTTCCAATATGAGTTTTAGAGAATTCGCCAGACCTTCCAAGAGTATTGCGCAGCCGTATTCTTCATCCAGCCGACTTCCGTCGTGTGAATACTCGGTCAGAAGACCGAACAATCCGCCGGTAAAGACAAAATCAGACAGTTTCAGGTCCATTATGCCGTCTTCACTGACGCCATACGGCGCATAATAGAGCGTATCCCCCACCCGCACGATTTCGTTGGCGAGGATTGAATTCGCGATTAAATCAGCTTCACGATCCGGTAAAGAGCCCCCCAGCATTGCTAAAATCGGCAGTGCGGCAGCCTTTCGGTCCGTTGCAACCAGCTTATGCTGCGCGATATCATAGATACCGTAGAATTGTCCGTCCTCATTCATCATATTCTCAAGAATGAAAGAGACGACCTGCCGATATTCCTCCTCGGAGAAAAATTGGGAATACGATAATGCGGTCATAGCGGATACAATGCCTTCTGGTATGACTGCATATTTCCCCTGCACCTGGCTTGCATAGTCCCCAAGGTCGTAAAACGCCACAGGCATATTAATCGAGCCGTCCGGGTTTATGACAAGCCCTTCATACATAACCCTCTGGTTATGCAGCAGGCTGTCTATTAAATCACACTGTGAACTTTCCTCCCCATCGCCATCTCCACCTTCTTCATGTCCGTACACTTCTATAAAATCAGCCCCAAGTTCGTTCCAAATCGGACTGCGGTCCAGACTTTCAACCGTTTGAGAAATCCGTTCGATCTCATCTTCATATAATCCGTCCGCCCCGGACAGGCAAACAGTCAGATTTCCAAATGTCGTTCCCGGTAAAAACTGCAGCGTCAGGTCTTTCGACGCGTTCCGGAATTCCGTATACGGAATGGCGATACGGACATGCTCGTCCTCCCACTCGGCGTACTTTTTTAAGTCCACGCCGAGTTCAGGCAGCACTAACATCGCATTTTGGTCCGTGTCGCCACCGGTTTGTTCGAGCGTAACCGGGTCATACGGCCAGATCGGCAGAGCGGGAATTGTTTCGAAGTTATGCAAAATCACATAAAAAGCCTCGTCGTAGCCAAAGTACATGCCGTCCAGAGGGCGCACCGTACCAAAAACGTCGAATTCGATCACGACCTCGTCGATCGCGTCGGCGTCGGACCCGTTGATATACCAGGTATACGTCGGCGCACCGGGCCGCATCTGTTCTTCCTCGGGGAGCGTAACGTAATATACACCATCCTCTTCCGTTTCGGAAAGGACGCCGGCATTGAAAGCGACCTCGACAGGGAGCGCTATACTGGTAAGCTCCGGATCGGGCGTAGGGCCTGGCGCTGGCGTTTCCACAGGTTCTTCCGTTTGTGCTTGTTCGCTTGCGCTTTTAGTTTGCGTCGTAACCACATCATTGGGCACCGCGCATCCGCAGAGCAAAAGAACCAGCAAAAAAACTAATATAATTTTTTTCATCCTACACCTCGTGTATATACACTTACTATTTGTTAATATTACCATGTGTTGTATCTAATATGCAAAAAAAGTTGAACACAATTGTGTTTTGGGGCAGTTTGAGTTTAGCTTTTTATTTTCATCTACTCGTAAAACATGTTCACAATATCAGGTAATCCAAGTTTTCTCTCCATCGCTTGCTCAAACATGCACCCTGTTGTGGGCGAATGCCCACAACAGGATATTTATATGTCATCAGCAAGATTCCTTTAGTTCGCCGAAAAACGGATCGTACTTATCAATCATCTTACTGTCGAAAGCATCGTATTCCTCTTTGGAAATCAACCCGCGCTTCAGCATGCTTCTTGCCACCGCCATCACTGTCCGATAGCACATTTCACGTTTAAACTGTTCGTTTGTCATGAAATTCCTTTTCTCCAAACCGATCCCGAATATAGCAGGCATGGGAGCAATATTTTCTGTGAGTCCTAGGGTAGTCTTCAAAAATATGGCCACAGAAAGCGCATTTTGTTTGAATCACATTCTTCCTGTTTCCGGCGTTCCTGTGTGCGCTCCACCAGGCACGTCTGCAATCTTCCGAACAAAAGTATCGGCGCTTTCTTCTCACAATCTGCGAAATGGGTGCTCCGCAATTTCGGCAATGCTCTAGGCCGTTTGGTGTACTTGCTTCGTCCGCCGGTTGAAAGCGACATCTCTTGCAAACGGATTTCACCGTGTTTCGTGATAATCCCACTATGTCGCTGATCTGGGTATAACTATTCCCGGCGAGTCGCAAACGCCGGATTTCTTCCCGTTGGTGTTTTGTCATTGATTCCTCCTTAAATAATAGGAACATCCCGAATGAATGTTCCTTTCAGGGTACGGCCGTTTGGTCGTACCCTCGTAACTCTCATCTGTGTTAAGGTCTGGTCGCACGGCCAGACCTTATCCTGCCTATTTTCTTTTCATGGTAAGCAACCGCTCCATGACATCATCTTGCGGTGTCGCGCCAGTATAGCCTGTAGCGCAGTTTTCCCTCACAATCTGGTATATTTCATTCCAGAGGCGATTCGTTTGGCTCATGTATGCCTGGCTTATAGCTACATACGGAGACTGAATCGCCATTTGAGTAGTCGGATGCTTTACGAGATATCCTGTACTGGATATGATCTCCTCACAATGAATCCATCGCGCCGCTGCCATGGAATACCGTTCTAATACTTGTGGCGATATCAATGCTGAACACCCACGTTCATCCAGCCACTTCCAAGTGATTTTATATATCTCGCCGGCCTGTAAAATGGAACCGTCACGCTGAACAGCAGATAACATCGCGCTCGGCTTCGGCATCTCTTCTGCATGGAACTCTACGGCATTCGGAAACTCCATAACGGTTAGTTTCCTCTTTCCAGGATTCCCATCCAGTATCTTTTCTGCCAGTGGTTTTGGCGGTCTTCCGCCATGCCCGGGTGCCGGGCCTCGTTTCCCCATGTGCCTTTCCTCCATTAAAACTTATTGCCTATTCCCTTAAAAACTTTCGCGAATTTTTACACGCGACCCGACCGCGTTGGCCGAAAATCAAAGTTGTAGCGATTTATATACCCCACGGGGTAGTTTTAATTGTAAATT